GGGTCAACTCGAGCGGTTGCTGTTCGCTTTCGGTTGCGGCTGGCGCGGGAGATTCTGCATCCTCGGCCGGCATAGCCGCCTCTAGCGCTTCTCGGATGGTGGTGGTGTCACTCATTGCCTTTACCTTTTGTTTTGAAGTTGTGAGATCACGTCGCGGATGTCTTGTTTGCGAACCGACCCGCCGTACTGCCGGTAATGGTCGCGTTGTTTTTCGGCTTCAACCCAAGTGTTCGTAAAGTCGTCCGCGGTGGTGTAGCCGGTGCGACGCATATACTCGCGGTGCCTTTTGCGCGTGCTAATGTCAGCGCCGTCGGTCGCCTGCAGCCCGTCGTAGTGGCGGTCGCCCCAGAGGCTGCCTAGGTGGTTAAGCGCGCTTTTCTTTAATTCGCGCTCGTGATCGCCCGTTAGTTCGACCATTTCCCCAAGCTCGGGGTTGTACCTATAGCGTTTGCGGGTCATTGTTGTTACAATCTCAACAGGAGGTTTATATGCCGTACTTTTCTAAATTGACAAAAGCTCAAGAACAAATGTTTTGGCACAAGCAACGAAATTCTGTAGGGCCAGCAATTACTGCTCGAGATCGTCGGGCTGTGATAGAAGGGAAGAAAGTGTCGGTACAGCAGCGATTGCCGGTAAAGCAACGCCCCCCGTCTTCTTGACGTAATCGATTACACCTTCTAAGCCAACCTCCGATAGCATTTCGCGCAACTTTATTAAGTCTTCGCGGATAGGCATATTTTTTTCAGCCGCAAGCGCACGATCAATTTCGTTCATGGGTTTCATTGTTTTGCGGAAGCGCCCTGCGTCGATACGTTTTGTTGCGTCCTTTACCGCATAATCAGGGTTGTCAACCAGTCGCTCGAGAACGGCTCGCGTTGTCTCGCCAGTACCTTGCTGTGAAGTCCAAGGAATTACCTCAAGACCCGTCTCCGCGCGACCAGCTACTGTTTCGCCTGGTAAATTTTTGCTCGCCGTTTTGACGCGTTTTTGAATGACAGTGCCTGGAGTTGGGGGTCCAACGTCTGGAGGAAATTGAACAACGTGTAGACCATCCCCGACTTGGATTACATCAAGCCCTTGGTCTTCAAAAGCCCTACGAGCAGTTTCCAAATCGTCAGCATTGCTTGCAGTGTAACGAGCTCCAGTTTTTTCAAACCCTCTCATGCTGCTATTAACTGGCGTAAATTTGTTGAACCCAGTTGCCTCTTGGCCTGTCGTCAATCCTCGTAACGCCGCCGCATAGCGAATTGCGCGCGTGTCTTCTGGCAACATTTCTGGGCCGCCACGTTTTGGTTTGCCAGACGCCGTCGTGCCCAAGTCTGACGGGCGCAAACTGATTAACGGTCGAGCGGTGAAGCCTGGATTAGTCTCGAGCTCGCCAGCCGAATTAATGTACGTCCCGCGCGTCGGCAACGCTTCTCGCTGATACATTTGGAACGAGTCATAAATTGGGTCGCGCATGGCGCCTGTAGGCGTGCGCAAATACGCTTCGCCCATAGCGTCGGTGTACGCGGTTCGCGTCGCTTCGTCAGCGCGGTTTAGCCCAGCCAAATGGCCGGTGTTTTCACCCGTTACAAATTCAAACGTGTCGTTTGCCATGTAACGCGGAACCGCTGAATCAATGCCATACCTTGCGCGTTCAATCAGCTCTTCTTTGCTTTGTGCTTTTGGCGGTCGCTTGCCAGCACGCAACGCTTTTGCTGTTGCTTTGTCGTAATCGCTTTTGTATTTTGCAAGTCGCTGCCCGCCCCACGTTGCAGCCTGAGCCGACCGCGGGGTAAATTTATACCCTTCTGGTAACACGTCACGACCGATTAATTTACGTTGCGCAGCATCGGCAAGGACAAGATTTTCGCCTGTTAAAAAACCGTGTTCTTGCGGAGTAAAGCCACGAGAAAAATCGTCGCCATATCCCATGACTCGGCCATGCCAAATATCGTTTGCAGTTTTGTACAACGACTCAGACGGGATAGTGGGGTCTTTGGCGTCCGCATACGGGGCCGTTTTCTTGCCAAGACGCACGACGCTTGGATCAATGTTGTATCCACCCCCTGCGTCGTCGGTATAAACGCGCGCAACATTTCGCGACTGGGCACCTGTACGCGGCACGGCATCTTCGCCCCGCAGCACTCTGGCATTGTGTTGGCGCAATAGCGCGCCTATTTCGACCTCGGGGGTTGCTTGCGGGCTGTACGCCGCGCCTCCTCGAGCAAACATTGACGACATTGTCGGATCACCGCCCGATACTTCAGTTGCAGCATCACGAGCGCGGTCGTACCAGTTCGCATTGAACGCGCCCTCTTCTACTTTGCGCAACGCGTTAGCACGATTGCGTGCTAGCTTTTGCGGACTGTCAACGTCTGCTGGCGCTCCGACATATTTCCCTTCTGGCGTGCGTTTTAGATGATCGCCGCGCAACGCCATGCGCTGCGCTTCATCATAATCTTTTACCTCGTCAAAAATTGTACCAACTGCTTTCTTGCGTTTCTTGCCGCTTTTTTTTGCCGCCATCATTATGGTGCGCGGAACGCCACCCACAACCGGCACTCCACTAACACTTGCTAAAAACATGCCCAGCTTGTCGTCGTCACGACGTGCGCGCTCAAAATCGCGCAGCGCTAAGGCAGTGCCTACGCCGGGTGCAAACCCCGCGGCAACATCAATTCCAATGTCCGCTAAATCCGCATCGTCGCGGTTGTCCAACGCGGCAAAGATTTCTGCCCGCCGCCTCAGCTCGTCAATTAGGTACGGGTTCGCCATTGCCTAACAATTAAGCGTTATACTTTTTCTTTGCAGTTTTTGCGGCGTCAGTAAAGTCTTGCTTTGTCGGCACGCCCTTCTCGCCAGGCTTACCCATACGCTCGCCGCTCCCTGCTGCAATGCGTGCGCGTTTGCGCAAAATGTTGACATATAGTCCAGGACGATTGCTCATTGTGCTCACCATTTCTCTCTGTTGGCCCAGTACGCTGCAGACATCTTGCCTTTGGCAATGTTTTTCGCGTGGCGCGCTTTGAACGCGTCGTTGCGTGCACTGCCATCGGGCGACCCTTGCACGCCCTGCTGACCAAACCGAATCAGCCGCACCTTGTCGCCCTCTTTGGCGAGCACGGCGTGCGATTTGCTTGGATGCGAAGGCGTGCGTTTTGGGTTGTTAAACCCACCAAATTCTTTGCGTAGCGCTGCGATTCGTGCGTCGGTCATATGGGTTGCTGCATGACCGGCGGCAGTTGCGGATTAGGCTGCATCACGGATTGCATCATCTGGTTGCGCATTGCGTTGAGCTGCAACACTTTCTGCTCGGCCTCGGCGCGTGTGTTCATCGCTTTGGCGTCGCGTTCTTTCGCGCCAGCCATCTTTTCGGCCACCGTCGCCTGCTCCATTGGCGAGGGCTGCGGCGGCTGCATACCCTGGTTTCCCATCGCGGCAATCGCTTGATCGAGCACGCCTTCGATCTCGCCCGACACGCGAAACTTCGACACGCTCCATTGCAATAGCCGCAACAAATACGGCGCGGCGCCAGGCACCGCTTGCGCCATGGGCGAGACCTGCGAAATAAACGCGCCCAAGCCCTGCATGAACTGCACTGCGGCGTCGCGCTCGGCAGCCCAATCGAGCGCCGCCATGCTGTCCGCTTCGACCGAAATTCGGTACTCCGCAAGCTGCTCGTCTTTGATCAACTGCACCGCGGCAGGCGCGACCTGCGCATCAGGCGTGCGCAAAATGTTGGAGCGCGTGATAATTGTTTCTGGCTGAAAGTGCTTGCTGATGATCTCGGCCTTAATGCGCAGCGCGAGTGATATCCATTCTGCAATGTAAAACTGCATCAACTGCACGCGGGTCGAGCCAAACTGCGCCTTGATCTGCTGCGCCGTTGCGGTTTCGCTAGCGCGTGACGATCCTCGCATTACATCGGAAATGCCAAGCACCTCGTAAATCTGCACCGTCTTATCCTGCCGGTATTGGCGCAGCCGCTCGATGCAATTGGTGATCTGGTCAATTGGCACAAAGTCGATCTTGCCGCGCACGCCGCCGTTCTCTGAGAACATGGCCCAGTTATCGACCGGGATCAGCTGGTTCTCCGCGGCCTGCTGGAACATGCGCCCAACCGAATCGCCCGCGCTCTTGTCGTACACGCCCGCCACCTTCGCGGCGCGCGTCAGCCAGCAAATACGCGTGTTGATCTCGTCGAGCTCGTTGTACTGATCCTCGGCAAAGACATAATCCGCGCGCGCCATGAAGTTGCTCGAGGTTGCATTCGCAACCAGCGGCTTTGGGCACGGAAAAAAGTTGTCCAACCCGAGCGGGTCGTCCTTCACGTCAAGAATGACGTCAAAACCTTTTGCCAACCAATACACGCGTTTGTCTTCTTTGCTCCAAATCTCAAACACCTGCGCCTTCGACCACGGGTCGTAAGCGGGCTGGCTGTCGTTGTAGTCTTTGGGTCGCGTGTTTTGCAGCGGGACAACCTTGGCAATCTCCTCGCCAAAGCGCGCCGCCAACTGATCGCGCGTCATGTATACGCGCC